CGCCGAGGGGGTCTTGGAGACTCGGAACAGCTACCGTCACGCCGAGGAGGCCGTCGAGCCCGGCCGCCCCGTCACGGAATACCATCCCAAAGACTCCCCCCGCGGCGAAGACTTTACCCGCCTGTTACGCCGTGCCGTTGATGACGACCTCCTCTGAAACCCGCCCACAAAATAAATGCCGCCTCTTGGCTTACCTTTAGGCCGTGGAAATCTGGGAGCGAGTTATAGAGAGGTTCGGCCTGCCGCTCGCCGGCCTCATCGGCATGGTCTGGTTTTTTAACCGCACGCTCTGGCCGTTTCTCAAGGAAAGAATCGCCGCAGCCGAGAAGGCGCTCTCCGACCAGGTGAATGAGGCGCGCGAGGCCCGCAAAGAAGACCAGCGGGAATTTCTGGCGGCATTAGCGCGGCGCGACGAGAAGATGGAAGAGCAGACCGACGCCCTCCGGCAGTTGACGCAGAAAATCGACGAGCAAAAGGGGCCACGCTCACATGGCAGATGACATCTTCAACTTCTGGTTTCTCGTAACGGCGTCCGACGCAATAGGCGCGGTGCTCGCCGCCGTCCTGCTGTATCGCCTGGGCACGGGGTTCGGCCGCTTCCTCGGCCTCTTCGCCGCGGCCATCGCCTTCGAGGCCGTCCTCGCCGGGGCTTCGCTCGTCCTGTTCTTCCCGAACGAGGCCACGGTCGCGCCTTGGTTCGCCCTGACGCGCGTCACAGGGCGCGGGGTCAAGGCCGCCGCGGTGTGGACGCTGGCGCTCTGGCTGCTCAACCTTTGCCAGCGGCGCCGAGAGGGAATCCACTACACCACGAGCGCGCCGCGCGAGGGAGGGGCGCAGGATGGCGAGCGTTGAAGTCTCGGGTGACGTGCGCGGCCTCGTCACCTTCGACGAGCAGCTCGTCTATGCGGCAGCGGTCGCGCTGACGCGGACGGCGAAGGACTCACAGGCCGCCGCCATCGAGGCCATCCGGCGCACCTTCACCACCCGGGGGTTGTGGTATCTGCCGGGCAGCCGCTTCGGCGTCCGCATCACCCCCGCGACGAAGGCCCGCCTTGAGGCCACAGTCCGCACGGCCGCCGACTGGCTCATCCCCCACGAGACCGGCGAGGACAAGACGGCGGGCGGAGGGGGGCTGCTCGCCATCCCCCTCGTCGGCCGTGGGCGGCCCCGCCCGAGTCAGGGCGCGAAGGTCAGGGCGGACCTCAGGCCGCGCGCCCTCGGGGGCCGTAGCGTCGTCATCAACACGCGGCGCGGCCCCGTCCTGTTCGGCCGTCAGGGCGGGCGGCTCGTCGCCTTCTACGGCCTGGAGCGGCGCGCGCGGATTAGGAAGCGCTCGACGGTCATCGAGCCGACAGTCCGGACGTTTGACCGAAGCTTCGGCAATAACCTGGCCGAGGCCATCGCGGAGGCTCTAAGGACGGCGAAATGACGCGTGCGGGCAAAAAGGGTGAGCTGCTGAACACGTCCGAGATAGCCCGGCGCGCGGGCCTCGACCGCGCCACGGTTAAGACGAAGCTCGAAACGAAGGGCGTGCACCCGCAGCAGGATAAGGCGAACGTCAAGCTTTACGACGCCGAGGAAGCCCTTGCGGCCTTACAGGGCGACGGCACGTCGGGGCTTCGCAAGGCACAGACGGCGAAGACGGCCGCAGAGGCGCAGCGGGTCAAGCTCAAGCTCGACAGGGAGCGCGGCGAGTTGGTCTCGCGTCAGGAGGTGCGTGCCGAAATTCAGACCATCGTCAGCGAAATCCGTCTCCACTTCCTGACGCGAGGGCAGGCGCTCGCGCCGCAGCTCCTCGGAAAGAAGGCCGCCAAAATCGAGGCGATGCTCAGGGCGGACACGGAGCAGTTTTTCGCCGGACTGCGCGCCGAGCACGAGGGGTACTTGAGTGAGCAGGCCGAAGCATAGCGTCATATCCGAGGGGATCGTCGGGGCCATACCTGACGCCTCCGTGACCGTCTCTCAGTGGGCGGCGCGGAACAGGTTTCTTCCGACCTCGGTGGCCCTCCCGGGCAGATGGCGCAACGAGGTCACGCCCTACCTCGCCGAGCCGATGGATTGCATCGGGCAGGCCGGCGTCTATGAAATCGTCTTCGTCGCCTCGGTTCAAGTCGGGAAGACGGAACTGTGTAATAACGGCGTCGCCTACTTCATGCACCACGACCCGAGCAACATCATTTACGTGGCGGAGACCGACAAGAAGGCGGAGGCGTGGTCTAAGGAGAAGCTGGCGCCGATGATTCGCTCGACGCCCGTACTCAGGTCTTTGGTCAGAGACCACCGCGAGCGCGACTCGGGTAACACCGTCGAGGCCAAGAGCTTCCCCGGCGGCTTCCTCGCCATCGGCTACGCGACGAGCGCCGAGACCCTCTCCTCGCGCTCCTCGCGCGTGGCCTTCCTCGACGAGCGCGACGCCTACAAGAGGACGAAGGAGGGTGACCCGGCCAGCCTCGCCGAGAAAAGAACAATCACATTCAAGGAGCGCCGGAAGGTCGTCAAGGTGTCGAGCCCGCGCGAGCGCCTGGAGCCGCCGCCCGGCTCGCCGCCCGACGCGCAAAGGTTCTCTCCGATTGAGGCGGAATACGAGCAGTCGGACAAGCGCAAGTATTGGGTGCCGTGCCCGCACTGCGGGACGTTTCAAGTCCTGTGCTGGCGGCGCAACGCGGAGGGGGAGGACGACGAGCAGGGCGAATACTGTATCCGTTGGGATGAGCACGAAGACGGCACCCCCGACCTGGATAACGCCTATTACGTGTGCGTTCAGGGGTGCGTGATTGAGCACGACTCGAAGGCCGAAATGCTCGCCCGCGGCGAGTGGCGCGCGGAGAAGCCTTTCCGCGGCGTCGCGGGCTTCTGGATTTGGGCGGCTTACTCGCCCTTCCTCACCTGGGGGCAGATTGCGGCCGACTTCGTAAGCGCGAAGAGTGACCCCGAGAAGTTGAAGACGTTCGTCAATACTACGTTGGCGAAGGGGTGGGAAGACTTCAGGGGCGAGATTATGGTCTCCGACCTCGAAGAGCGCCGCGAGCCCCGAACGCTCTTCCTGCCCGACGGCGTGCTCGTCCTCACGGGCGCGGCGGACGTGCAGCATAACCGCCTGGAGTATGAAGTCGTCGGCTGGGGGCTCGACTATGAGAGCTGGTCTATCGACTACGGCGTTATCGAAGGCGACCCGTCACAGCCCGAGGTGTGGGCGCAGCTCAAGGCGGCGCTCGGGCGCACGTTTGAATACGAGGCGCTGCTCGGCGGCGTCGAGCAGGAGGACGACGAGAGCGGCGCGGCCGCCATCCAACCGATGCGCGTGAGCGTGGCTTGTATCGACTCGGGCGGGCATCACTCCGAGGACGTGTACCATTTCTGCCGCGACAACGCCGGCCGGCGCTGGTATCCGGTGAAGGGGTGGCAGGTGCCGGGCAAGCCGCTCGTCTCGCAGCCTTCTTTGCTCAAGAGGGCGGGCGGGGTCGTGCGCCTCTACATGGTCGGCACCGAGACGGCGAAGGACACGCTGGCGAACCGCCTGCTTATCCCCGAGCCGGGGCCGGGTTTCTGTCACTACCCCGAAGAGTTCGAGCGCGACGGCCGAATCTACTACGGCGCCGACTACTTCAAGCAACTCCGCGCCGAGCACGCCGTGATTAAGCGCACGAAGCGCGGGACGGCGCGCGTGTGGGAGAAGATTAAGCCCCATTACCGGAACGAGGCGCTTGACCTGCGGGTCTACAACATGGCCGCGCTCGCCATCCTTAACCCTGACCTTGAAAGGCTCAGCACGCTACGCCTCTCCGGCAAGCCGCTGCCGCAGCCCCCGGCCGAAGGCCAGAAGAGGAAGTCCATCGTCCGCAGCACGGGGCGCGGGTTCGTCCCGCCCTTCTCGCGCGGCCCGTTCGGGAGGAGATTCTAAGTGAACAACTACGAGCCGACAGAGATGGCGCCGGGCGAAACGCTCGAATGGTCAAAGGCGCTCGCCGACTACAGCCCGGCCGAGGGTTGGTCGCTCACCTACTACTTCCGCAACGCCTCGGGGACGGGCTTCAACGCCACGGCCGCGGCCGGCGTCAACTCGTGGGAGGTGTCCGTCGCCGTGCCCGCCGGCGTCGGCGCCGGGCGGATAGATTGGGAGGCGTGGGTTCAGAAGGGGAGCGACGAACGCCTCGCCGACGCGGGCACGGCGACCGTCCGGCCGAGCCTCAAGGCGACCGCCGCCGACGCCCAGGTGGATAACCGCACGCAGGCCGAGCGCGACCTCGACGCGGTGCGCGCGGCGCTCGTCCCCGCGACCTCGGCGTCTGTCCTGGAGTACGAAATCGGCGGGGTGGGGACGAACCGCCGCATACGCTACTTCGACAAGGCTGACCTGCTCGCGCTGGAGACGCAACTCGCGCAACGCGTGAACAGCGAGAGGCGAGCCGCCGCCCGCAGGAACGGCGCGCCCTACTTTAAGACCATCTACCCGAGGTGAGCTATGGGCCTGAATCCTTTACGTCTTGACCTGCCCCCGATGTCTGCCGTCGTGGCCGAGCGGAGGCGAGCCGCAGCGACCGCCCGGGTAGAGCGCCAACTCGCCGAGCACGCGCGGGGGCTGGCGAGCGCGCGTCAGGTGGCGCGCGCCTACGGCGCCGCACGACAGTACGCCGCCGCCTCGGTTGACCGCCTCTCGTCCGACTGGTCGGCGGCGTCGACGACCTATCAGGTGGAGATTTGCCGCCACCTCCGAGCCCTGCGCGCCCGCAGCCGCGACATGGCGAGGAATAATCCCCACATGAAGAAGTTTCTGGGGATGGTGCGCCGGAACGTCGTCGGGCCGGGCGGCATCAAGCTCCAGGTGCGCGCCAAGAGGGGCGGCGACCTGGACGAATTGCTCAACAATGAAATTGAGGGGCAGTTCAGAGAGTGGTCATTGCCCGAGAACTGTTCCGCCTCGGGTCAGTATTCGTGGGTGGACTGTCAGGGGATGGCTATAGCCACGATGGCGCGCGACGGGGAATTCTTGTGCCGCTTCATCGAGGCGAACAACCACTTCGGCTTCGCCCTCAAGTTCTACGACCCCGGGTACTTGGACGAGACCTTTAATGAAGTCCTCGGGAACGGCAACCGCGTCGTGATGAGCGTCGAGGTCAACCGCCACGACCGCCCCGTCGCCTACTACTTCACTACCCCGCGCTACGACGCGGCGCCCTACGCCCGCGAGAGCATGGAGCGGGTGAGAGTCCCGGCCGAAGAGGTCGTCCACTGCTATCTGCCTTTCGAGGACGACGGCCAGATCAGGGGCGTGCCGTGGGCGCACGCGGCGATGTCGAACCTGCGCAAGCTCGGGCAGTTCGAGGAGGCCGCGCTCATCAACGCCCACGTCGCCGCGTGCAGCATGGGCTTCGTCATCCCGCCCGCCAACGAGGAGGGCGCGGGCATACCCGAGGAAGAGGGGCGCGCCCCGATTGAGGCCGAATACGTGGCAGGCGTCCTGCGGGAGCTGCCGCCCGGCTACGACATAAAGACGATTGACGCGGCGCACCCCAACAACGACTTCGACCCCTTCACTTCGACGGTGCTGCGCGGCGCGGCCTGCGGCCTCGACGTGTCCTATTTCGCGCTCGCGGGCGACCTCGAAGCCGTCAACTACTCGTCGGCGCGCGTCGGCCTGCTCGACGACCGCGACACCTACCGGAGCCTGCAAAACTTCCTGATTGACCACTTCTGCCGGCGGGTCTATCGCGCGTGGCTCAAGCGGGGGATTCTGACCGCCTGAAGAGCCCCGATTTTCAGCCGCGGGGCTGGGCGTGGGTTGACCCGCTCAAGGACATCGCCGCCACCGTCGAGGCCATTAACAACGGCCTCGCCACCCGCTCGGACTCCATCGCGGAGCAGGGCGGCAACTTCGAGGAGGTCGTGCGCAGGCTCAAAGAGGAGCAGGACTTCCTCATGGCAAACGGCGTCCTGACGAAGAGCGGCGACCTTCAAGTGCTGGCCGCCATCGCCGCCGCGACCGACGGAAAGCGCGACTGAAACCCATTTACAAAATA